CACTGAATGCCCACGTCCACGTAAGCATTGGTTCACTCGTTGTTTGTATCGGCTCTCACGCTTGGGTATGATGCCCAGTGTGGCGTAGTGGAAGTAGGCGCCCCAGCCCTGGTTCAGGGTGTCATAGATCCTGAACGTGTTCTCGTCTGCGTACTGGCGGCAGTGCTGTATGTCATTGGTGAGTCGTTCCGCCTGTGTGTTGGGGAACGTGCCTGATCGACCCACCGTGTCTATCTTGGGATTGTATGAACACGCTGTGAGTGAGATCACGATCATGATCGTTGTGATTGTTCTTGTCATTGTTTCTCCTTGCATTGTTTTTTAACGGCACCCGGATCAGTTTGTTATGGACATCCGCGCCAGGTGCCTTACTTTTCAGTATGTTTAATAATAGCACATAATGACGCTGAGGTCAACCGCGTTGGTAATCTGATCAGCGGGCACAACCGTTGTAAATACACGTGGTTGCTTGGTGCACTTATCTGTTTAGTTGCCATACGAAACATCCTAACAAGCCAAGCAACCATCCCCTACAATAGCCCGAATCATCGCCTTTAAACGCACACAGACGCACGTATACACAAAAGATTTGACATCTGGCACAGTTGGACTATATACTTGTGAATTAGGCAACTACAGGCACAGATAGGCACACACAATTTCCCACAAGACAACATAGCAACAACAAATTTTTACAAGAGTTGATCACACCCTCTGATTGTGTAGGCCAGTTGCGGCCGAACTTGTTAGGCTTTGACAAGCGAATCTATGAGCAGTCATGCTGACGCACTTTGATGACTTTTGTGTGTCAGGCTTTGTACACTATGACCCCGAGTCAACCACGGTTCACCTGGTGTGTGCAATGACGGAAGTCGGAGGACCCAGTGATGGGTTTGGTAAGATACGAAACACCCTCTACCACAACGCTTGGATGTAGTGAACCTAACTGGAGAAGATTTTGCTAAAAGTCTTCTTGCGGCGGAGCAGAAGAAATAAAAAAGACGTCAGTCTTTTTTGAGTGAGTGTAACTCACTCCCACACTGCCACTCTTGACTGTTCCGATCAAATCGTGTATAATAAAAACAAATGAAACCCAGTATACACGAATACGCCAAATTCCTTGATCACGTGATCACAGATGACAGCGGTGCTTGTTGGATTTGGCAAGGATCAGTGAACAGGACCACCGGTTATGGACAATATCGATGTCCGCGGCGTGGCACCACTAGTACCGCACACAGATGGATGTATCAATTCCACAATCCAGATCAGATCTTGACAAAGCGCGATTTCGTGATGCACACGTGTGATGTCAAACACTGCGTCAATCCCACACACCTCATGATCGGTGACCACGCCACCAACATGGCGGACATGCGACGCAAAGGTCGAGCCAAGAACAATCCAACGGGCTGTAAAGGACATCTATCAGCGGCACAAGTGCGTGAGATCAGGAATAGTCCAATGCCCCGTGTGGCGTTGGCCAAAAAATTCAATATATCATACCAACAGGTTTACAAAATTCTCAATCGCGTGATTTATAAAGATATCCTTTAAGACCAGTGCCCCAATCCAGACAAATGTTCATAGCCAGGGCACCGATCCATATATCAGGAAGATATACGCCAGTATTTAATCGGAGAACCGGAAACTGCAATACAGGCATTTGACCGTGCGATGGCCCTGCCAGTACTTCACCAATTGGCCCGTGTGGCGCCTGCGCCTGCACGATGGAGATCGACGGGGTTGTACCCAGTCGTGCTCCGTGACTGTGTTGCGATACCCCCTGCCATGATTCAAGGCCGCGGGTCGGCGTTGGTAACCCAACTCCAGGAGTCGTTGTTGGAATAATTCTGATTTCATCTCACTGACCTCATGGGTATTTAAATAGAACAATATGAGTAGTGGTAAAAAGGCGATAGTTTGGTTCAATGGTCCGTCAGCACGTCAGTTCCTTGACATACCTCGTCAATCACTCGAGATAGGTTGCAACTTCATAGAACAGCATCGTGACGTGGATCACGTGTGTGCCTATGATCGGCAGGTCATAGACAAACTTACGAAACGGGGCCTTAATGAACGAGTGTGCTATTGGACCCGGCGTCATTACAGCACGGAACATTTCAAATTCGTGCCCATAGATGATTTTGGTTTCCGACATGGCGCTGGATTTGACAGCGGCACACTGGCCCTGTCACTGGCCTTGACGCTTGGATGCGCGGAGATCACACTTTTGGGATTTGATTGGCATCTGACCAATGATAGTATCTATGATCACCGGTACACATGGCGCAACGGACAGCGACCCATCAAGTTCACCCTGGCCAAGAAAAAATTTATTGAGGACCTGGGACGGGAGATGCGCATCAACATCGTCCATGACACGGTAAGGGAAAAATACAAGAACGTGAATTGGATAGCCCCCAAGGACTTTATGTCATGATATCTTTTCTAGTCAGCAATGTATCTTGGTCATCGAATGATTCATAGATGTCTGGATCGTGCTTGATCAGATCCAATGCCACCGTGTTGTCGTAGTTGATGGTGACCTCCGTCACACGGTACACGTCATTGACCTTTAATTTTGTCAAAATCACCCGCACCAGGTCTCCCGGCACAAGGTTGAGGCCCTGTGCTGTAACTGTGGTCAGTATCGTCGGCTGTCCCCTGGATTTCTTCAACAGGATCCTGCCATACCTGGCGGCGGTGTGCTTGTCAAATATCGATGGCAACGTGAATGTGTTCTCCAACACCTTGTTGTTGTCCTCGGTGAGATAGGTCTCACGCACGGCACTGCCCGCGCTGTCCGTTATGGGATCTGGTATCAGTTTGGTGCCCACGGTTGCGTTCCTCTCGGCTTCCGTGTAATCCACCTTGATGCTGTTCAACCTGTTGTTGATGGGCTGTGATTTCAATACCGCACTGCCTATCACGTTGTCCTCGTCAATCACAAGTTGTATAGGTAGTGCTGTAAGTGGCGAAGTGTGTAGCAAGGTGTTCTTCTGACCACCATCCTCTAATAATATGTGGAACTTGTTGTCATAGAAAGGCATGTAGGCACCGATGCTGGACAGCATCTTGTTCAGGTTCTCCAGTTGATTCTGGCTGGTGTCTATGATGAACTGCCGGTCGTAGCCATTGAAATTACTGTCGATCACACTGCTGGTCACCATGTCGTTGTCATAGTCAGTGGCGGTGTTCTCTCCATACATATAAACTTGATCCCTGATGTCCTCGCCCGCACTGTCTCCCTCTTCGCCATACTCTATGGCACGATTACCATGACTCAGGATGACGAATGCCACCCCACTCGAATATTGTGCCAATGTATCGCATTTGATGGCGGCTTGAATAAAACTATTTCGATCGATTTGGGAGGTAGGGATACCCAGCCCGTACCTATCATTCAACATGAAATCCAATATGAATTCTACTGGATTCTTATCAGGTACATAGGATTGGTGTGGAAGACCATTGTGCCGGTAGCCATTGGCTAACGCTATATCGTACGAGGCCGGATTCTTGTTATAATTCTGAGGATTCAAAGTCCTACCGCTTTCACCACCAACGTTCTCAGAACGCTCGTGATAGATTAGAGCGTTATCGGGTATTGACCTATAGAATTCCAGATTGGTCTCTACCACACTGTCCGTTCGCTCCAACGCCACATCGATGGAAAGGTTGGCGCTGTCCTTGTTTGCCAGACCTTTAATGAAGTAAGTCTGGGTATAATTGCTCTCAATATCTCTGATGGTGATACGAGGGTTGTCGTCATATAGCGGATCACTGTCATCAAAATCATTTTGGATCGCCTGGATTCCACCGCCCACTGCAGTGATACCAAAAAGTTCTGAGTCCTCTCCATAAATCCTCAACATGGGAATATTAGAAGCACTGTCAAAAACACCCGCAGTCTTCATTGCTTGTGTATGATCACCCACGTGTGTAGATGTATAACCAAAGAAGGTTAGTTCCGCTGTTGCTATCGTCAACGTCTTGTCAGTGGTCATTGGACTATGGAATCGATAGTGTCCTCCCCCCACGTGTTTGAACAAGATCATGTCATCCTGTGGATCGCTCGCCCCTCCGTATGTTGAACCTGTGCTGTCACCAGTCACAGCGCCAGGATAAAACCACACATATTCATAACCGGTTCCAAATTGTTCAAACAAGATATCATGTAATTGTGTGGATTGTGTGTTTCCATTGCTGTCAGTCTTTGGTTGGAACAACATGTTCCGCTGTAATTGTATCGTGGTATCACTCGCCACCGGTATGACAACCGTCTTGGTGGCCGAAATGGTACCATGATCCTTGGTTTGCCAATCGCCCTGTCCGTCCGGGTAATCCAACCGCTTGTGTTGGAAAATGGCCTTGATAAGATATTTTGGATCACTCCAATTAGTCTGTAATCTCTCAACATAGCCAGGATCTCCTCCAGCACCTGCTATAATGTTTGGTGTTGATCTCCCAGGCACTGTGACTACCACGGACGGTACACCATTATACGGATTTGAATATGTTCCGTTCCCACTATTGCTTGGGCCTGGATATGCGGAAAAATTCACCGTTTCATCAGCGGCTTGTAATTTAAATCTCAGTGCAACATAACTGATTCCTTGTAATCTATGGTTGGTTGTCCAATCAGGGTGTTCTTGTAATAACGAAGACGCTGGTTGGTCATCACTGCCATCAAAATATTGTATGCTTAATCTGTTCGCAAAAGTACCACGTTCAATGTTTACTATGTCTGGCTGTTGATTGTTGAAACCACTGGCAAAGACGCCACTATTTTCTAAGAATAAAGCACTACCGGCCCTTTCAGATATCAGATTACTGCTGTCCGTGCCTTCACTGTACCATGGATTTCCATATTGGTAGATAGATGAACCTTGATCATGGGCGAGGTGTACTGGCTTCCCATCAATGGTCATTCTCACAATCTTGGCACCCATGTATATGTCTGGTTCCGAATTGAATAAAGGTTGATCTACACTTTTTAAATAACTGGCACCCATGGTCATACCTTGTCCTATCACACCGGCCATGTATAGATACTGTCCAACTGTGCCAACGAACACCGGAATCACAGCAGTGTCCACCTGCGTTCCGTAGATGACAGGTATGGCTCTATTGGCTCCGTTGAAATCGACTGTGGTGTTTGCTGTGATTTCATTGTTTCCAATGTTGGTATCAATCGAAAAATCCGGTATGTCGAAGGCACCGGTGAAAGGTGATATCACCGCCTTGACTATTCCGGCACCCAGGTCCAACACTGGGTCAATAATCTTCTTGACTGGTCTCGTTACTGCCCTAAAAACTTTCTTCAATATTCCCATGTTATTCCTCCCATTTCAAGTTAGATACTTTTCTCTGTGCGTACTGGAATCCTTCATCGTTGGGAAAGATCCTTTTCTGGCTGTTAGAATTGGTGTAACCATAAACAGTCTTCTTGTCAAAGTTGGCAAAAGGATTTCCCACAGTTATGGTCATCCTGCTTTCATCATCGGTGAGATTTATGCTGAAGTTGTCCACTATTCCATTGAAAATTGTCCAATACTTGCTTGAACTCACGGGATTTTTGATCAATCCTTTCTTGATCGTGATCGGAGCCCCGGCATAATCACCATTGGCAAATTCAACCCCCAAACTATCAGCCGTGCTGTCCAAGGCCACGCTGTCAAAGAATAATTGTAATTCTGCGTTACTATTGCTGGCAGTGATCTTTATCTCTGAATGTGCGAGATACCCCCGTCCAGTGAGATATGTTTCCAATGTGCTACCATCCTCTGAAGTTATGGTTATGTCACCTTCATAGTTGGTATATCTCAATGTGCCTGATGGCAATTCTATCGTGATAAGATCTATGATCCTTAGACTCGAGTTTGATAGTTCCGATATTGTCAAATCATTGTTTCTTGGCATTATTCATTCTCTATCTTGTATTGTTCAATCAATCGTTTCACTTCCTGGGCTAACTCTATGGTTTCCTGTCTTTCTGATTCCGAGACCGGCATGCTCATACATCGTTGTTCCTTATGTTCCAGTAATTTTGTCTTACCGATAATTTCTTGTATATCTATCACTACAGGTCCTCCTCTAGAACAAATTTCAGTTCATAGACGCCGTCGATGCCTGATTCAAATTCCAGCACGTCACCCACCAATCTCACTGTGGGTGATAACGCTGTGGTCATCCTAGAGGATGTGTTCACGGCCGTGGTCAAGGCAGGAAAAAAATTCACAGTCGGCGTTGAATTAAAACTGAAACCACTGCCACCAAAGTTATCGGCGATGAAATTGGCATCGGATGAGATGAATTGATACAATTTGCCATGGTTGGTGAACTGTATGTAATCACCCAACTTGAAGGTTAGCGTGCCAGTTATCTCAGGATCGGTGCTGTTGTCGTATGTTCCCGACATTGATACAAAATTGCTGGCAGTCGAAAAGAATTGCACTGAAGTGTCCCCCTTGGCCTGTGCCTGGTTGAGCGTTGGGGTCTGACCGCCGGTGTATGCCGTCTGTCCTGCTATGGGCGGATCGCCATAGGCACCATTGAACGCGCTGTTGAATGAACCACCACTGAATGGCCTCGGCAGTGGGAAACTGAATGTTTCCGTGTTGCCCTTGGCGGAAAGGAAAGACATGACCTGGCCCATCTGTGCCCTAGTAAGGGGTGCGGTGGTGACATTGAAAGTGAACTGTTGGAAATTGCTCTTCTCGAACAACACGTTGGTTGGATCGGTGGTCTGGATCTTTGAAAGATTGCTGGATAGCGTGATCGACTTGAAGATGCCCGTTACTGGGAAGGTTCCTGCCATTACAGCACCTCCCTGAAATCTTGGCTGTAGGTCACCAGTTCCTCGATGCCATAATCCAGTTGCTGTACGTCATTCTCCGCTATGGCCTGTATGCCCACGTTGTCATAATTGACCGTTACCAGTGTTGAACCATCGGCCGGGGTGACTGACCTCACCAGGCCTGGCGTAATTTTCATCACGTCAATAGAACTACCGTCAAGGTCTAAATCTTCTGTTATCATGTAAACCTTCTTGTGGTTAGAGAAAGATATGATATCACCCGCTTTCAATGTGCCAGATCCGTTCTGTACTGGAATGTTCTTTGATCCCACATTTAAATTATAGGCAGGATCGATGCTGGAATCATTCACCACTTGTATCGTACTACTCGCTGTTCCAGCCGCATCATTTATGATGGGCAATCTTATGTCACTGACCTTGCCGGTGGTTGACATGAAGAAACTGCTGTATGAATCATAGAAGTCATACTGTCTCATTGGTGGCGTCTGTAAGGTAAAACTCCAGAACGAGTTGCCGAAATCGGTCACAACTGTCTTGCCAGAAAACGTCTTGTTGACGGTGTTGTTGAAATTGTTCTTGAAGTTTAAGACTTCAACGTTGTTGGGCAGACTGGTCAAGGCCATTAGGCAAATCTCCTACCCTGCTGTCTGAATGCCTGTTGGATGGTTCCAACGATCAGATTCTTCCTTGATAGTAGCAGTTCATCGAACCCAGCGGCGTCAACCGCGTTGATGTTGAAGTTGATCGTGGTCTCTCCCATCCTACCGCCCATGCTCTCGTTGGACACCACCGTCCCAGCGGTGTTGGGAACGAACAGTTCTGGTCCCCTCTCGCCCACGAGGTAAGCACCACCGGTGCCCACGTTGCCACCCATGGCCCTGGCGCCCCTGTAGCCTATGGCACCGCCATTGGCCTTGCCTTTCTGGTTGCCGTAGCCCACTGGACCACCGTCCGCGGCACCTCCCAGTAGCATCAGTAATAATTTCAGTCCTATGGTCCTCTTTAATTCTGTGTTGAGTTTGGCCTGTGCGTTGGCCTGTTTGAGAACACCATCTACCAGGTCAACCTTGAATATTTTGGCTATCTGGTCTAATATTGGTTTTACAATAACCAATCTTATGATTCCACCTATTAATTCTCGTAGTATTGCTTGCCCTATCTCACCCAGGGCCTCTTTCAATGACTTGCCCTTAAGTATCACATCAGTCAATGCTGACTCCGTGGTCTTGGCGAATGCCGTCATTGATCCAATCAAGGTTCCGATCGCGATGTTGTTTAAGCTGTATTCTTCAAGCAATTTAGTCAATGCCTTCTCGTAGTCTGATACTTCAACTTTTGTTTTCTTTAAGACTTGATTCATCTCCTTCTGTTTCATCACCATGGTCTTGGACACGAACACACCTTCGCTCATTGCTTTGTTGTTCTCTTTGATGTCCTCTGTAACGGTCTGATAGCCTTCGTGGAATAATCTTAAATTTTCTATACGTTGGTCGTCGAGTATTATTAGTTCTTTTTCTTTGAATATTAATTTTCCTATTGCTGACCCCACATCCAATAAAGCATCCACCACCGCTCGTAAGAATCTAGATGTCTTCCTTAATGCCTCGATAACAATGTCCAGTACCTTTCCACCAAACTCTGTGAATAGGTCTATCACTTTCTGTATGCCGTCGTTTAATTCATTGTTTAGGAAGAACTCCTGCACGGCATTGTACAAATCACTTACCTGACCCACTGCCTTGAAGAATATTTTGATCACTTGACCCATGTGCTTGACAACCAATCCGATCGTGCTACCGATGAACGTGCCCAGACCCGCCATTAGGTCTTCGTTTGCTTCAACGAATTCCGTGACTTGGTCTATGCCGTCTTTGAATGATGGACTGAATTCATTTCCCATCCTGTCCGCAACATTCTTGAGTGCGATGCCTAGGTTACTGAATTTTGTTGATGTGTTCTGTAGTAGGTTTGCTGTGGCATCACCATAACGTTCTTCAATGGTCTCTGACAGTGTTCTTAAAATCAATTCAGTGTTACCGGTCTCTTTACTGAATTTGCCTAATTCGTTCCTGGTTACACCCAATTTCTGTTTGAGGATGTCATAAACAGGCAGTCCCCTGTCTTGTAACTTGTCAAACTCTTGTAGTTCAACTTGACCTGATGCCAATGACCTCGTGTACACATCTGTCAGTGCGCCTAACGTACCAACCTGATCTGTGGTCACGGCCGCCGCATTGGAGAATGTTGTCAATAATTTTTCTGTTGGTTCTATTCCAGATGTTGCTAATTTGATGTATGTGGTTGTAAGGTCTTCAACGCCAAACTGTGTCTTGGTTGCGAATTTGCTGATTTGGTCAAATGCTTTTGCACCACCTTGTGCGGATCCGGCCACTGTGCTCAAGGTTGTCCTTAAGTCTTCAAATCTCGCATTGGTGGTTACTATGTCTTTGATCACCTTACCTGTAACAAGCACAGCAAGTAGTGGTCCCAATGTCCTCAATGCCGCACCGGCGCCGAGTGCTGATGCTTTTACGCTATTCAGTCCAGCCGCAACCCCGCCCAAAGCCGCGGTGTTCTTCGCAACTACATCTATTACTAGTTTCTGTCTCGCATCAGCCATTAGCTACGTCTCCTTGTTGGCATAGGAGGCTTTTGGCCACCCATGGTTGTTTTACTTTCTTTGTGTTCGAACAAAAAATATCCGGACCACAGTTCTAATTCCAATGTTGACATTTGCAATATCTCTTCAATAGACTTTTTGAGTCTATCGGCCAGTATTATTACAAACCGGAGTTCAACATTGGATTTTATTCCTTTGCGATTGTTTCCTGATCTGCGGAAATTTTCGCATTGTTGATTGCTGTACCAACCTTCACCACAACCAGTGGATCCGCTTCGTGCATCAATTTAATCCTGTCTGCGTCATGGAATAATCGTTTGCCATCTTTGTCCCTGGCTTTTACAACTATACTCTCAACGACCGCCTCGATAGTTTTACCTGCCGCCTGCAGTTCCATCACCTTGGCCTCGTCTTTGAGTGGATATGTTGTCCTGCAATAAATGTCAGTGTCCCATTCCTCCACGTGTATCTTCTTCATTTCACCACCAATACTTGACTGGTAGTGTTTCCCTATTTTGTCCATTATACTCATGTTATATCTCCTGTTATGTCTTTATTGTTTTTAAACTTGGTCCAACGACACCATCCCGTGCTTGACTGCTCCTGCCGTGCTCAAGTGCGTGTCCGTATGGTTGTGGGTTTGAAATGGTACGTTTTGTGCCACTGCCCTTCATACGCCAACTGTTCTTGAACAGGCCTGAACGCACTGGTGATCTACGTTTGACCTCTTGAAGTAATTTGTCACTCACTTGCTCTATTTGTTTTTCAATGCCTTTTTTCAAGGACTTCGTAAGCAATAATGGTTTAAAAATTATCTTCATTTTTTACTCCTATCTAGAACGGCAACATCGATACCTATGAAAGTAATGCTGTCGCCGTTAAAGATAACTCTTGTCATTATAGGTTGGTTACTGTAACCGCTCCTGTAATTTGTCCTGACACTTCCGCGGTCACGGCACCATCATTGGCCGCCGAAACTTCAAATGAAGTAACGATCATTTCGCCTGATAGTTTCTGACCTGTTGTCTCACCTGATGGATACAATTCGATTGTAGCCGCCGCTGATCCCGGTGCTGTCTGTAGCGCCGCCTGTGCCGCATCACCATCAACGAAGTATAAACTCATTGATGCTGTCGCGTTGGTTAGGCCTGGCACGTATGTCCTTGCCGTAGTGCCCATTGCTGATGTCTCGATGACATCACCCGTGTTTGTTAGTGTGAATGATATGACTGATGCGATAGTAGTAGCGGAGCCACCAACATCGAACTTGGCCACACCTGATGTGCCTGCGTATGCAGTTGTATTGTTTGCCATTAGTTGTCCTCCTTAATGGATTTTATGACCTCCGCCTCTGCCTTGGTTATACGCATAGTGGCTCTCGGTCTTGTTGTTGTTTTAGTCTTCGTAATGTTTTTGTTGATCACCTTCTTGCTGGCGATCACAGGTTTTTTAAAAAACACCCAACCTGATCTCAACTTCTCCTGGACCTGTTGATCCGGGACCAATTGTGAATTCCCTTGTTCGTCGTACATCTCTCTCATTATGGATTACCCCTCTTGTACATGTATTCCACCTCCACGGTCACTATGACCTGTCCTATCGGTGGATTACGTTCTATGACTTCCACGTTGGTCACCCGTGTCTCCACGTAGTGTGTGGCGTCCTTGTCTGTTGTTAGATTCCTACCCCTTGATCCCTCTAGTGTCTGTTCGATCACCTCGATCAGTTGGTTCCGTTTGGTGTCAAGTTCATTGCCACGCACGAAACATCTCAGTTCAACCTGCAGTATGCCCTGTCGCTCTGACAGTGATACGTCGGTCCTCTCCTCGTTGCCGGTCACTATCAGGATGGCCGGATACTGTGTTATGGCCAGTTTCTCGAAGTCAAAGAACTCCCTGGTCACAGTGCCAGGCGCTGGGTCTGACATGTTGATCAGTTGTTCCCTGATGTCTTCCGCTATCTGCTCTCTCGCACTCATCGTTATCTAACGAGTCGATTGAAGTGTGTAGCCTGTTTCTCTGAATTTTCTATGGTACCACTTGAATCGTAATCGTATTCTACTCCATCCTTTAATATCTCTTGGAAGGTTGTTGAAAATTTCTCTTTGTAATACATCATCTTCTCCCTGAACACATCTCCATCTGGAGAGAACGTTGATAACCTTGGATATATGTACTCCGCTAACACATGGTACACAGCCGCTTGTGTGAATTGGCTGTAGGTCAACAGGTTGTTGTCCATCTCCGTGTTTGTGCCCGTGGTGATGTCGTATCTTCCATAGGTCGCTCTAGGCCACCAATCAATACGCAACTTCCTTAGTAGATCGTTGGTCGTCTTGGTGTGTAGGTCTGTGAATGATTGTATGCCGAAGTTTTGGATGTCCGGCTCGTATTCAAGTAAGTCTGAGTCTGTGCTCATGTTGGCCATTTGAGTCCTCCTGTAATGGTTCTGTCCAGTCCTTCTGAACAATGTTATTTAT